GAAGTAGGGTGACCAACATCAAGAGACCATCGTCTAATTGCCACTAATATTGGATAACCGTCTATCATTTTATCAATCATTCTATCTCCTTAAACCCTTTTGTATTTTTATCTATAAAATCTGGAGTCTCCTCATAATTTGCTGTTACTTCAGAACCTTTTTTTATATCTTTTGTAGCATATAAATTGTAACCACTCTTGTCTTTTCTCATAATAGAATTATTATTGAACTGATGATTAACCTTAGCTCCCAGTTCTGTTCTTGATAGTTTTTTGTTTGCATATGAAAAAGCGCTACCAATAATTTCTTCAGGCTGTATATCTCTTGATGCGAATGCTCCAGTACCATGTATCTTAGAATCACCAAAGTGATAGCTATTTGATACAATTATATTAGATTTATTTTCAACTCGATTCATCAAGTCAAAAACTTTTTTATCAATACTATTCATCTATCATCCTTTCTGGGATTTCCATTCCTTCTATAATAGATAACATTCTTCTAAGATAATTTACTTGTTTTGAAGATAGAGCATATAAATTAAAAGGCATTTCTTTTTTATACTTCTTTAAATCTTTTACAGCTACATCCAATGGCAACTTAATTATATTAGGCACATGATCTCCTAATTTTCCCAACATTTTATTCCTCCTTTACTAAACTCCATAGTAACCCAACCAGTTCTTATAATAGGATACATAGAATACCGAGCATAATTGGCATATCTAAGAAAAGAACCTCCCCTAATATACCATCTTCTTCTTAGTTCTTCTTCGCCATTTACAATTCTAATAGAATCAACTGGCTTTGCATATAATTGATGATTATGACCTAGTACAAAAACATCACCATCCGAATAAACAGAAGATAATTTATCCAATTCAAGATCGCCATTCTTTGCACCACTCTTGCCATGGCCAGATACCATATTCCATACAGTACCACTTATATCTATTGAAGTATAACCGGGATACTGGAAATAAGGAACATTCATCTCAGCAGCTAATGTCTTACATACATCAAAGTCTAATATCGTATAACTTCTTAAAAAATCGTGGTTACCACCTCTTATAAATAGGCATTTATCCTTGATAGGCTCAACGAGCTTGATAAATGAAAGGTACTGCTCATCTGGTGGTATATTCTGTCCTCTACTTGAAATTGCTTTATATCCGGGAGGTATTAGTTCTAATAGATCGCCATTACCAAACCACTTAGAATATCTATCCTTTTTAATAGCAGCGACTGCCTGCTTGAACTTTTTAATATCAAATTCATTAGCTCCTACATGAACATCTGTTAAACAATGGATCCTCATCATTTTATCAGACTTCACACTTAAGATTTCCCCAGGCTTTACTGATGGAAATTCATCTGGTATATATGATTCAAATGGCATTGAAAAGTTTTTTGAACAAGAATTACACTTGAACTTCTGATTCTTTGTACTTTTATTCTTTTTTATGCCGTCTTTTTTGACATACATTGATGTACAGTGTGGACAAACCATTATTCAACCTACCCCTCTTTTAGTTGTTTTTGTTCTCTTGATGCACCTTCGATCTCCTCAGGAGAAAAACCCTGAAAAACTCCTAGTAGTCCAACTTCTCTTTGTTTTACTGTAGTCCCTGAAGTTCCTACTATCTTTCCTAACTCTTTAGCAGACTGAAGAACTATGTTGTCATCTTCACTATAATCAGCAAGTGACTTTAACTTACTTAAAACATACTCATGGTCAACGCCCATTTCTTTTGCTACATCGAGTACGGACTTTTCTATTTCTTTCATAACTCTTTCCTGTTTTAATAATATTGTTGCTTTCTTTCTTGCTTTGCTGGATGACAATTCTTTATAAGCATTCTTATATGCTTCGACTGCACCCATACCAACAACTACATTTGTTGCAAATTCTTTCTCTTTATTAGTAACGTTCTTTCTCTTATACACACGATTTGCAGTATTCTTTATCTTCTTAGAGAATGTATATCTATTAGGATGTTGATCAAAATCCGTATCCATCTTGACATTTGGTCGATTAAGGAAACTGCCAACAACAGTTCTTACCCAACCACTAGCATATTTATAATTTTTTCTATCTCCGGGGTGACTAACGCTTTTACTAACTTTTAAAAGTTGCACAACTCTATTGTCATCACTTAACACCCAATCACCCTCATTAGCTTTTCTCCAATCAAATACTATATTTGTTTTTGGATTATGCTCTAAAAATTCATCTATCCCATCATATACATAATGAGATTTTCCTTTAATGAGCTTCTTTTGCAACAGCTTTCTTAGGTTTAATTTCTAATTCACTTATTTGATTTACTAGATTATCTATTAGTTCATTCACTTCTTTAGGTATCATAAAAACCTGACCATCTATTTCAATAGGATTATATTCATGTGACATGTTTTCAAGTATAAACTCCTGTTCTTCTCTTGAAAGCATGGATAATTCGTTGATAACATTTGCCATAATAGAACATACCCTATATTTCAATCATACTCAATGCTTACATAAGCCATAGGAGTAGTTCTTCCTAACAATTCACCTGGAATAAAAGCAGTGTTAATTCCAGAATAGTGACCTAGTATCTTCTTTCCACTATCCAAAAATATTTCTTTAGTACCAGACCAAGAAACACTGTCATCTGTTATAAGATATGCATGAAAATAAGCATCGTATTCACCTTCTTCTAATTGATATACATAGTAAGTAAACTCAGGATACCATGTATTTGCAGAATCATAATTTGGCATGGCATCGCACCAAAAATATAAAGGTACTTTATTTTGAGCATCAATGATACGAGTTTCATATGTAACATAATCATCACTGCACGATAACATAAAAACAGTAAATGTAACAGCTAACAGAACGCCAACGATAAAATTACTCATTTTCCTATTAGAGCCTGATAATAACCAGATATTAATAGAATACTTGCACTACCTAGCAATACCCAACCTAAATCAATACAAATCATTGCTTCTTCTTCTTTCTCCAACTTAAAGGATTGATGTTAAACTCTTTTTCATAGAATTTTACTCGTTCTTCTAACTTTGCAAATTCTTGTTCTTCGTTTTCAATATGCTTAGATAATAATTCTTCTATTTGAGTATTAGCTTCTAACATATCACTTTCTAATTCAATAAAACGATTATAGAAATAAAAACCTTCACCTACTAATCCGCTTATAAAAATAAATAAAGCAATTAATGCTTCTTTACCTATAGGTGCATTTTCCCAATTTATAAATGAATTTTTACTCATTGATTATAAACAACTTGTATATCGCCACCCATAGAAGTATCGCACATACTGAATAAAACAGCACCGGTGACACATGTCGTATCGGCATTATAATGAACGTTCCCACTAACCATGCAAGTATTAGCCTTGGTATTACTTTCTCTTGATTCATTCTTTATATTATTATCCATTAATTAAACACCTTATATTTATTTATTATCTATTCCCACCCACACACCCTTGAATTTAAACCATACGTCAATATCTTCAAAACTAATATTTGCCCAAGTTATTATGAGAAAAAATTATAGGATTTTGATATACAACCTTTTATTAGCCTATACCCGTCATTTTTGGGTTTTTGATTATTTGTTTTTAGTTGTTTTCTGTTTTTGTGTGTTATAGATAAGTAATTAAGCTTGTCTAATTTAAGGAGTAGTTATGTCTGAAACTAATATAGTTCCTCAGTTCGATCAGAAGGCCATCTTCGAGGCCATGCTTAACCCTCTTGGCAGTCTCAACCTAACGCCAACTGAAACTAAGCTGTTGTTCTTCCGTCATCTAGGTGCTGAATATGCTCAATCAGCTAAGCGTGGTCGTGTACCATATGCTAGTCAACTGGTTAAAGCCGGTACAGCATTCGGTGGTCTAGGTGGTGGCATGGACCCAATGATGATGCTCATGTTCAGTCAAATGTTTAACAATCAACCTCCAGCTCCTCCAGCAGGTCCTAGTGCAGATGTCGAGTCAGTACTAGTAGCAGTGCTAGATAGGTTGGATGCTATTGAAGCAAAGGTAGGTGCAGGGGTTTAGGCCCCTTCGCCGTTAAGCTCGCAATGTGCTTAGTGCTTATGTAAACATTGCAATATTGTTTTTTTGGTAGTGACTGTGCTGCATTATGTAAGGTTTTACCGACCTATCTAATTGCATAGTGTAGCAT